ATGGAAGATGACTTGGAAAAACTTCAATTCTACGCAGCAATAGGCGAAGCTGTAACACGATGGTCTTCTGTTGAGGATGGGTTGTTTCTTCTTTATTCGCGTTTAATACGATCAGAAAATTTACAGGTTTTGTCTGCTACCTTCCACAGCGTAATTAATCTTCGGACAAAATTACAAATGATCGACGCTGCGGCAAACTACGCTATTGATGACCCTCATCTTAGGCAAAAATGGACGTCGTTGCTCAACAAGATCAATCGTGCGGCGAAGAGGAGAAACGACATTGCGCACTTAACTGCTACCCGATGCCAGCAGCTACCTGAAGGCAAAAGGTATATTCTTGTTCCGAAGTTCACTGATTTACGAGAAGAAAGTGTAGTATGGTTCCATCATTTCTGGAATCCGTCATACACGACGGCTAGGCTAAAAACTCTAGCCCACTCATTTGATCTACTAAATATTCGCATTAATGAGTACGCAAACCTTTTCGAGCCCGCCAAGCCACTTTCAACAAACCGTGCACTAATTCAGGGACGGCACAAGTCGACTCAAACTCTAGACGTCGGGATGCTTGTGGGTAAGAAATCCCCGTCTGGGTCATCCCCTGAGTGATTATTTTCATCTTTTCTCCCAGCCTATCACGCCAAAGTTACATGCATTCTTAGTATGTCAAATGCACAATAGGAAATTAATCCTTTGCAATGAGAACAAAAAGGGACTATAGCTTGTGGATCAACACCGGAAGTGCATCCGGAAATAGCTTTGATGCGGTCAGAATGGCGGAAAACGGCATATAAGCCGGGTTTTGCACGTATCACGTTGGCAATCTTTACATATCCGGCAATTGGCGGTTTTGCGCAGTCGATGATGCGCAAAAGGGGAGATTTGCACGCTTTTTCGGGGGTGTTGATGCGAGACAGGCAGTTCAGCAGGAGGGCGAAATGAGTGAACAGAGACTTTTTCCCAAGCCGATCGCGGACCGCGTGGCGACCCCGTTTTCCAGCGCCATGCAGGCGTGGTTCTGGTTTGTGCGGTGCCAGGCGTCACGGATCGAAGGGGCGCGTGTGGTGGCCGATGCCAGCGACGTTGTGCGCCCGTGCGACCCGGATGATATTTATAACGCCGTCATGCGGTTACGGCGTGAAAATGTGCTGGGTGACCGGCATTTGCAGGTGATCGAATATTACGGGCTGGTGGAACGCACACCCGATCCGCGCGATGGGCGGGAAAAGCCGAAATATGACCTTTGGTGCGATGCGATGGCGGCCCTGGAGGATGCGTTGATTGCGCGCGATATCGTCCTGCCGGGGGCTGAGGATGCCTTTCACCATCCCGAGAAAATGATTAAAATGACGGGGGAATTGCCGCCATGCAGACTTTGACCCGAGAGGCGATCACACCTGCTTTGGCAGCAGTGAAACAGCCCGCATATCCGGGGGCAAATCCGCCAGCCGAACCCGTCATGCGCGATGTGCTTGTCGTGTTTGCCGATGCACCGGAAAAGCGGCTTTTGCGGTGGCTGAAACCCGGTTTCCGGCATTGTTTCGTGCTGATGTCGGGCGGACGTGCCGGGGAGTGGATCTGCCTTGATCCGCAAAGCCACAGGATCGCGTGTGATGTCTGGCAGTATTCGGTTCTGTTTGACCCCGAAGCCCATTACCGGGCACGCGGATTTGATTGCATCTGGGTCAGTTATCCGGCGGAAGTGCCAAGGCGGGTGCGGTTGGGCGCGTTTACCTGTGTCGAGTTCGTCAAACGGTTGCTGGGCATTTCCGGGTTCTGGATCGTGACGCCCTATCAACTTTTTTGCGCGATTAAACGTGCGGAAACAAAGGCTTATCGTGGGAGAGTGTTTTTTTCTGAAAAATGTTCTTGATTTGTTCTTTTTCTTGTGCCATAAGGGAGAAGTCAACACCACAATTGCGCCCGCATCGCTTCATCGCGTTGCGGGCGTTTTTGTTTCCAAGCCCGTTTAAGGGCGTTTGTTTTTTTAAGCCCCGTTTCGGGGCTTTTTTTGTTTTAGGGCCCCGGTTTGGGGCGTTTGGTTTTCAGGTCCCGTCTATGGGATGAGGCAGAGGGAGGCAAAGGGGCATCATGGGCAGTCTGTTTTCGACACCAAAACCAGCAGCGCCACCACCAATTGCCACCAGTCCGTCCGCAAACCCGGCGTCTGTCGATGACGGGGAAAGTGCGGCAGAAGCGGCACGACAGGCGCGGTCCGAGGCGCTGGAGCGGCGACGCTATGGCCGGGCCGGCCTGATCGGCACGGGGTTTCGCGGGTTGCTTTCGGACCGGATCGACCGTGCGGCGGGCGGCAAAAATCTTTTGGGGGATTAGGCGATGACAGAACGGCAGAACCGCAAAGCCCGACCGGTCCGCCCGGCGCGAAAGACGGGTGTGGCGGCAAAAGGTCCGACGTCTGATCGGGCCGCCATCGATGGGCCAGCGGGCAACAGCGCGGAGACGCGGCATGGTGATGGTCGGGTTGGAGCTGGCCGGACATCCTCCGACAAGGCCGAAGCCAGGTCGGAGGATGTCCGCCTGTCGAGAGCAGACCAGAAGGCGGCGAGATTTGGCCGGATGGCGAAGGAGCCGGTGGGCCGCCTTGGTGCTGGTGCCGGTGCGGGTGTGGGGGCGAGCGCCGGGGCAGGCCGCAACGGCGGAACCAAAACCAGCACGATTGCGATTGCCGATTTGAGGGCCCGGTTTCGGGCGGCGATGGGGCAGAAGCGCGGTTGGATGCGCCACTGGCAGGAATGTTATGAATTCGCCCTGCCGCAACGCAACGGGGCAAGCGAGCAGCCGGTTGCATCGGGTGGTGCATCTGGTGGGGAAAAGAAATTTGATCGGGTGTTTGATGCCACGGCCCCGGATGCGGTCGAGCAGCTTGCGGCCAGCCTAATGGCGGAAATCACCCCGCCGATGGGCGGTTGGTTCGCGTTCGAGCCGGGCGGCAATGTGGCGGATGCGGATCGGGACATTCTGACCGCGCGGCTTGCACGGGCCGCGAGCATTTTGCAGGGGCATTTTGACCGGTCCAATTTCTCAGTCGAGATGCATCAGGCGTTTCTTGATCTGGTGACGGCGGGGACGGCGTGCCTTCGGCTTGAAGCGGATGATTTTTTAAGTCCGTCGGCCTTCCGGTTTGGCGCGGTGCCGCTTCGAGACGTGGCGTTCGAGGAACGCTGTGACGGCAGAATGGATGCGGTGTTTCGTAAGCTGTCGCTGACCCGGGACGAGATCGCCCGGCAATGGCCGGAGGCGAAATTGCCAAGGGATGACCGGGATGCGGGGGATAGCCCGAAACGATATGCGGTGGTCGAGGCGGTTTTGCCCGATCCGGGGATTTCGGGTGGTTATCAGCTTTGCGTGTTTTTTGAGGATGACGGGCGGGTTTCGGGGGGCTTGGCAGGTGAAGATGGGGTGATCCATCGGGATCGGTTTGACGTGTCGCCCTATATCGCGTTTCGCTGGATGAAGGCACCGGGCGAGGTTTATGGCAGGTCGCCGGTGATGAAGGCGCTGCCGGATATCAAGACGGCGAACAAGGTTGTCGAGCTGGTGCTTAAAAACGCATCCATCGCGGTGACGGGCATCTGGCAGGCCGATGATGACGGGGTTTTGAACCCGGCGGCGATCCGGCTGGTGCCCGGAAGCATCATCCCGAAGGCGGTGGGCTCGGCGGGGTTAACGCCGCTTGATGCGCCGGGGCGGTTTGATGTTTCCGATCTGGTGCTGTCGGATTTGCGTGATCGCATCCGGCGGTGCCTGTTGGCCGACCGGCTGGGGCAAAGTGACCAGCCGGGCATGACCGCGACCGAGGTTCTGGAACGGGCATCGGAAAATGCCCGGTTGCTGGGGGCGACTTATGGACGGTTGCAGGCGGAACTGCTTTATCCGCTTATTCGCCGGGCGATCCATATTCTGGTGCGGCGCGGGGAGCTTCCCGATATGCCGCTTGATGGTGATGTCGTGCAGTTGCGCCATAGCGCGCCGCTGGCGCAGTTGCCCAAACGGGTACAGGCCGGGCAGGCGATGGATTGGCTGTCACGCATCGCGACGCTGGGGCCGGAGGCGCTGGGCGAGGTCGATATGCCGCAGATGGTCCGCTGGCTTGCCGACCAGTTCGGGGTGCCGGACCATTTGCTCAGGCCGGTTTTGCCGGTTGAGGCATCACTTGAGGCGGGCGTGATGGAGGATGCGGTATGAGTGGCTGGGACTGGTTTGACGGCTTGGCATCCGCCGTCGAAACCGATGAGGTCGATGAAGCGGATCGGGTGCATTGGCAGCAATGCTTTGGCACGAGTGCGGGGCAGAAGGTTCTGGCGGAGCTTGAACGCAGCATCCTTCGAACCGCGCTTGGCCCGCAAAGCCCGGATCGGGCGATCTGGATGCGTGAAGGGCAGCGGTCGCTGGTTTTGCAGATGGCGCGGCTTGCAAGGGGCAGCGTATATAGGGTCGCAGAGCAGGACGGGGTGGATAGGGGGTGAAGGGGCCTTTTGTACCATTCCTCGCCCTAAGTGAGCGGAAGGCTTGAATAGGCATGAACCTCGCGAAAGAGCTCCTTATCCAGCTACAGGTCATCCCAACTTACAAAAGCGTATTGTTCAATGTCATATTGTTGGCGAAGCAGCTCTCCCCACGAAAGCCAACTGCCGATAGGATCATCAGGGCTAAAGGGGGGTATTTCGGGCAAAATGGATTCCTCTTCTTCCCCCAAGTCAGTTAACTTTCTCAGTGCTTGATATGCATTGTCAGGAGCGATTTTTCCATTTTCACCAAGAAAATCATAAGCAATTTTTTTCAAAAACTCTGCCAAGCTACTTGATCCATCAGGAAGTGCTTTCGGAGAATGGAAACACAAGTACTTTCCTGCTTCATCAAAGCTATAATTGTGTTTTGCATTCTTCACCTCATCATGGGGAGGAATAGAAATGTGTTCGGCCAAAACGGGAATGCGATCAAACTTGATAGTTCTGCCTCCGGCGTCCATGAGTACATCCTCTAAATCCCATGGGCGAGTCCGCCAAAACCTCGGCCAACGTGCAAGCGCTTCCAAGTGTAAATGTAGCCGATATGCGGATCGATCTAAAAAAAGCGGGCAGACGTAGGCTGCGTTGCCCAGATTGTGTTTGCTCAGGCGTCTCTGAAGCTTGAAAAGTACATTGTGCTGATAACATTTTTGATTAACTGTCTTGTTACGTAGGGGAAAAAACAGTGATCTTGGCGCAACCGACAAACCAAGTTTTTTTCTGTCGGTAATTACTTTTGCCCCACTCAAATCTGGATAAGCAGAAGGCCTTTTGAACTGCATGTAGAACGGGCGAAACCCACGTATCCTATGTCCGAGAAGTCGCGCATCCGCCCCGAGCCACCTCTCTTTTGATCGAGAGAACGGTTCAACGGTAAAACGATGACGTGGGAAACTGAGAACAGCTAAAAACGCTTCAATGGCAAAGCCAACGGTATCCTCTGTAAAATCTGCGTCGAGCCGCAGACTATTCCTGTTCACTTTAGCCATTTTCATGCCTCCCAACCATTTAATGGTCTCGTTTGGATTGAAGATCGTTCTACAGAATCTCCTTTTGCGTCAATATCTATTGACTATTTACACCTTAAAATTTCTTCGGGAATTTGCTGCCTGGCGCAGCGTTAATCAGGAAAAACCGTTATTTTATGAACAGTAATCCGGCAGCGAAGCGGCTGCGCGGAGAGGGGAGAGTGTATCATGACCATTGAGCAGAACCTGACGCGGTCAGAAGCCGGGCACGGAGCAGAGGGTAATCTGTTGCGCCCGGCTGATGCGGCGGGTGGCGTGCCTGAGGTGTTGGAAGATGTGGTTTCTGATGTTGAGGCCTTGCCGGAAGGTGAGGTTGAGGCCGGTGAAGCCATCGCGGCCCTTGATCCGGCCAGCATTCCCGAAACGCCTGAGGGATATGAGATTACCGTTGATGACGTGTTGGGCGCGGTTGATCCGGCGGTGAATGCGCGGTTGCATGAAGCGGGATTTACCGGCGCACAGGCGCAGCTTGTTTATGATCTGGCGGCCGAGGTGATCGGGCCGTTAGTTGGCGAGGTCGAGGTCGCAGGCAAACGTGCCACGGATCGCGCAGCACTAACGGCCGAGTTTGGCGGGGTGGAGAACTGGAAGCGGATCGCGCCGCGGATTGAAAAATGGGGGCGCGAGAACCTGCCCGAGGCGGCGTTTGAGGTTCTGTGCCAGACGGCTGACGGGGTGCGCAGTATTCATCGGTTGATGAGCGGCGGGGCGGAGCCGGGATTGAGTGCCGGACGGCCAAGCGATGCGACAGGTGATTTACGTGCTGATATCCGGGCGAAAATGAATGATCCGCGATACTGGCGCGACCGTGATCCGGCGATGGTGGCCGAGGTGCAGGCAGGTTTTGACCGCCTGCATGGCATTTCCTAGTTCACCTGATAGCGGCCATCGGTTTTCTGGACTTCGGGGGGGATGCGGGTGCGCTCGAACGCGGCGTAAACGTCATAAAGCCCCGGTGCCGGGACGCTGGCAAAGGCGTCTTCGGTGAGGGTCACGGCATCATCCATGTTCTGGCGTTTTTCAAAGACGTGGACCGGTACCTGTGCCTGACCGGCGCGAAGGGCGGTATCGATCAGCATATAGACCGGCTCGATATCGCCGTTTTCAAGGGCGATGCCGCCCGTGCCCTCGCAATTGCCGCGAAGGGCGGGTTGGCCGGTTTGGGCCTGTTGCTCGATATCCTCGGGCGTGCCCGATGTGAGCGGGGTCAGGGCGATTTCGAGGTGATACGGGCTGTTGGGGGAAAGGTCGTCGCGCGTGACATGGTAAACGCCAAGATCGGCAGCATTGCCGATGGTGGCACTATCGGCACCGGTGGAGTTTCCATCGCCGTCACTGGCATGGGTAATGGCATCGGCATCACAGAAATTATAGCGGGTAAACAGGCGGTAACGGTTGTTTGCCTTGAGCCAGACTTCGATATCGCGATCGGCATTGAAGACGCGGACGAAAACCGGTGCGCCAATTGCCAGATCGGCGTTGGACAGTTCGGCTTCGAGATCGGGGAGAACCCGGTTGCGGATATTTTCCGCACCAAACCCGGCAAGGGCCGAAACCCGGCTGGTGAAATCGTTGAAATAGCCGGGAACAGGGGTATAGGGCAGCAGGGTATAACCCGCTGCCCCAATCCCGATCAGGGCGATGGTGGCAAACAGTTTTGCGCGCAACGCAAACTCCAGATCATCAATTTTGCAACAGGTCCGGCCAAACCGGACAGGTGTTCGAAACCGGCCGAGCAGGCGGGGTTCCGAACGACAACACCAAACCACTCAACCATGACCGCAAGATGACCGGTTCGGGGTGCAAATAAGGCGGAATTGCCTGATTTGCAGCGCTGTCGGGCTGTTTCATCGCCACGGTGGTCGGAAAATTGTTTTAGGGCAGAAGGATACAAAACCAATGAGCGTGACAATCGATAAAAGCTTTGTCGATCATTTCCAGGCCGATGTGCATCAGGCCTATCAGCGGATGGGATCGAAGCTTCGCAATACGGTGCGGGTCAAAAACAGCGTTAAGGGGGCCAGCACGGTTTTCCAGAAAGTCGGCAAGGGCAAGGCGACCACCAAGGCACGCCACGGCAAGGTGCCGGTGATGAATGCCGAACATGAGGCGGTGCGCTGTGACCTTCGCGATTATTATGCCGGTGACTGGGTCGATGCGCTCGACGAGCTTAAGACCAATCACGATGAAAAGATGGTTCTGGCCAATGCCGGTGCCTATGCGCTGGGGCGCAAGACCGATGATCTGATCATCAATGCACTGGCAAGCGGCGAGGAGCTTATTGATCACAATGATACGGGGCTGACCCTTGGCAAGGTGATGGCAGCCTTTGAAGGCATGGGCAACCGCGATGTGCCCGATGACGGGCAGCGTTATGCGATTGTCGGCTGGAAACAGTGGTCCGAATTGCTGCAGATCCCGGAATTTTCCAATGCCGATTATGTTGGTGATGATGATCTGCCGTGGAAGGGAACGCAGGCCAAACGGTGGCTTGGCACGCTGTGGATGCCGCATTCGGGGCTTCCGGTGGCGGACGGCATCCGGTCGTGCTTCTGGTATCACCGTACCGCCATTGGTCATGCGATTGGGGCGGACGTGCAGTCCGACATTACCTGGCACGGCGACCATGCGGCACATTTCGTCAACAATTCCATGAGCCAAGGGGCGGTGCTTGTTGATGATGCCGGGGTGAGCTGCATCCGGGCCAAAGAGTAAGCCGCGGCTTTTGACGATTTTCCATACAGATAACGGAGACCAAAATGGCAGAAGGTTTTAAAGCCAGAAACCTGAGTGTTCTGGCCTATGCCAACGGCTTTACGCTTTGGCATTACATCACCCCGGATTTCGCCGCCGATGTCGATACGGCGGGCTACTTTGCCGATGCCCGCGACATGCTTCGCGTTGGTGACATCATCATCGCCAATACCAACCGCGACGCCACGATGTCAGGCGGGCTGTTCGTCGTGGCGAGTTCGGGGGCAGCGGGCGTTGATGTCCGCGATATGACGGCGATTGGCAGTTCGAATACGGATTGATCCGCTCTGGTTGCTGCAAGTTAATAAAATAATACAATCACATAATCCCTAATCCACACTTTACCAATAATTATTGATTAATTGTGGATTAGGGGTTTTCTATGTTTTTTTATTTTCTTTGGCACGCTGCAACAAAGTCCTCACCTAGTGAAGTTAACTTATATTCAGATTTTTCAATCGACGCTGTTTGTTTTCCACCGCTGAATACCGGTTTAGCACTTGTACGAAACATTCCTGCGAGGCCTAATGTGTGCAAATGGTCGACATAAAAATTCATTCTTTCTGGAAGAGCGATTTTTCCTACGGGAAAATTATCCTCTATTACTTTGCGAGATACAAAACGTTGTTCCCCGTTAACAGTTTTGAGTTCAAGATCTAAAGTACGGTAGAAATTCGAGTTCTCAGCCAATAAATTCAAAATGATAGCTTCGTCACTTGAGAGCTGTCGTATCAGTCCTGGATAGGCTGGGTGGCCGCGTGCCACATGCTTGGTGTCCATTGAGTTTGACAGAAGGTTTGAAAACATCTCATAGATTGGTGTGTCTTCTGGCTCATATCGAACCCCTTCAAGTACCGGTCCGACTATTTGGGGAGGTGGAGCAACAAACCTTTCATCAGGAACACTGCGTACAGATTTATTGATAAAGTTTTCAAATTTGTCCTGAAGGGCAGCGCCCAACTGTATTGGTGCAGTTGCCAACCGCAGTACTTTACTGACGTCTTCCAAAAATTTGCCAGCCTGTTTGGCACTCGGCTTTGCAACGTCTTGATATATTTCTTGTGTTGGAAGAGACCTGATTATTTCTTCTTCAATGCTCATTTTTGCACCTCAGTTTCAGAAGGCGTCTCACTTTACATTTTCAGTTGTAAAGTGATCAATGCGAATTTTCTCATTCAAATTTTGATAGGTCCTGTTTCGTGTCGCAAGCTGGATTTCTGCAGCTGTGGGAATATCGGGCAGGGCTTTGGTTTTCGCCTTTTTGGGTAGTGGGAGGTTTTGGCTATGGCACAGAGCGACATCGCGCTTTGTGCGCGCGCATTGGTGATGATCGGGGCGGCACCGATTGTTTCGTTTGAGGATGACACCGCCGAGGCGGAAGTGGCGGGAATGTTTTATCCGGTCATTCGCGACGGAACACTGGCATCGAACGGGTTCCCGAACAGACGTTAATTCGTCTGGTGCTGCGGGGGCCGCTAACAAGATCGGAGGCCCCTCATTGATGGATAATACAATTATCATTGATCCAGTTAGCGATGGTGAAAACGGCGCCCCGCGAACAGCAAACGAAACCCGTCCGCGTAACATCGCCATGACCTATGCGATCAAGGCGTTTTATCCGGTGGCGGCTTCGGCCTGATATCTGACGGATGAGTGATGGGCGGGGGCCGGGTTTCCGGGCCCCGCTTTTACCTGCGGCGCGAAGGACTGGATTCCCGCCTGCGCGGGAATGACGGCAGGGAAAAGCTCCTTTCCCCGTCACTCCCGCGAAAGCGGGAGTCCATCGTGCCGCATCCTTATAACCGGCGATGAGCCTGCCGTCCGATGGTTTTACTGCGCCCCTTTTTCCGCCAGATATCTGGTGACCTGGGCGGCGGCGCGGGCGCGTTGTTCGTAGGTGACGGAGGGGGCAGCGACTTCGATCCAGGTTTTGGCTTCGACATGATCGCGCGCAGCGGCGATGGAAAGATAGTACCAGGCAAGTTCGAGGTCTTCGGTGGTGTATTCGCCGTAATAATGCATCCGGCCCATGGCGGCAAAACCGTTGGTATCGTCAAGTTCGACAGCCTTTTGATACCAGGCAATTGCGCCTGCCGGGTCTTCAGGGCCGCCGATGCCGTATTCGAGGAAATGGCCGTAATGGTAAGGGGCGTCGGGATCGCCGTTTTCAGCGGCAAGCTTCATCCATTTCCGGGCCAGCACCGGATCGGGTTCGATGCCCTCGGCCCCGGACTGGTAGATGGCGGAAAGGTTGTATTGAGCGTAGGCGTCGCCGTCGGAGGCGGCTTTTTCATACCATTCGCGTGCGCGGGGGAGGCTGACATCAACGCCGATGCCATGCAGATAGCAATCGGCCAGATTGACCATGGCAGACACATCGCCCAGATCGGCGGCGCGCCGATAGTGATAGGCGGCTTCGGTGGCGTCGGGTGCGACGCCCGATCCGTTGAGATACATGACGCCAATCAGGTTTATCGCGCCGGCATGGTTATGATCAGCCGCCTTGCGGGCCAGTTCCATCGCGCGGGTGAAATCCTGCGGAACGCCATCGCCATGATAGGCGGCCAGCGCATCGGCAAAGAGCGGTTCGGTATCGGGTGTCGGCGGGGTCATCGCCGGTTCGGGTGCGGTGGCCGGGGCTGAAACAGGAGCAGGAGCAGGAGCGGCAGGAGCCGGTTCGATCACGATGGGTCTGGAGGATGTAAAGCGTTCGGTTATCGTGCCGTCGGCATTCATGGTCCGGTTGGTGAAGGGGCAGGGTTCTGATGCCGGGTAGGTCGTAATGGCATCGCCGTCGGCCAGAACCGCGATGGCCGGGGCGTAACCCTGTTTGGCAGCACAATTGTACCAGCCTTCGGCTTCTTCGAAGGCATCAAAGAAGAGGAACTGTCCTTCGAGATATTCGGCCAGAGCGAACTGTGCAGCAGGGTCGCCATTCATGGCGCGGGCGCGCAGGGCGTATTCATCGCCATCGTAGCTGTTTGCGGTGTCGGAAATGTCTGGTGCGTTTTGCTTCTGGTCGGCGGTGTATCCGGCCCCGGTATAATAGCATTCGCCGGTTTCGCTGATATCGAAATTGGCGTTGATGTTTTGCAGCTGATCAATGGCGGGCTGGTCACCCTGCAGGGCAGCACATTCAAGCAGGCGGGTGATGGTGAAGTGTTCATCATCGTCAATGTGGCCGTCTTCGGCATAGTCGTAGGACAGTATGGCGCCCAGTATGCGCTGGGCTTCGGCATTGCCTGCGTAGGACTTGCGCCAGTATTCCCGGATCAGGGGATCGTCATCGGTGTTCTGGGCGATTTCCGCAGGGGTGGCCAGTGTTGGGCTGGCGAAGGACGCCAAGGCCGGGGTCAGTTCAGACAGGCCCAAGGTGCCCGCGAAAACAAGTGATGCGACATACGGGAACCGGGACATTGGTGCTCCATTCAAATTGCCCGGCCCTGTCACGGTCGGTTGAGACGGATTTTGACAATATTTCAACGATATCGGCAACCGGGAATTGAAGGGAAAGCGATATGGCACTGAGCGACATCGCACTTTGTGCGCGTGCATTGGTGATGATCGGGGCGGCACCGATTGTTTCGTTCGAGGATGACACCGCCGAGGCCGAGGTGGCGGGGATGCTGTATCCGGCCATTCGGGACGGGATGCTGGCGGCGTATCCGTGGCGGTTTGCGGCAAGGGGCGCGTGGCTGGCGCGGACGGAGAGTGAGGACGTTTTGGGCGCTGGCGAGGGCATGTTTGTCCTGCCCGGGGATTTTATCCGGTTGCTGTCGCTTGAGACCGAGGGCGGGGCGGTGCCGGAATTTGAACTGGTGCAGGGGGCGGTGAGGTGCGCGGCGGATCGGGCGTATCTGCGTTATGCCGGGCGGATGGCGGAGGGGGCGTTTCCCGCCTTTTTCGATCTGGCGCTGATTATGCGGCTGGCGGCGGAGTTTTGTGTGCCGCTGACGGAAAGTACGTCGCGGGCGGAATATCTGTTCAAGCGGGCGGAGGATCAGTTTCGCAGCGCGCGGCTGGCCGATGCGCAGCAATCAACCCCGCGGGCGATTGGGGATTTCACCCTGATCGGGGCGCGGGGATAAGGGTTTTGACCAACGGGGAGGGGATGGCTATGGCGCGCAGGGTACTGGAAAAGACGACATTTTCGACCGGTGAACTGGCGCCGGAATTGTGGGGGCGGTCGGACCTTAATGCCTATGGCGATGGGGCGGCACGTTTGCGCAATGTGTTCATTGAACCGAGCGGCGGGGTGCGGCGCAGGCCCGGTATTGCGTTGATTGATGCGGTGTCCGGCCCGGTGCGGTTGATCCCGTTCGAGTTCAATACCGAGCAGACCTATCTGATGGTGTTTGGGGATTATCAGGGGACGGTTTATCGCGATGGGGTGGCGATTATCGGGTTTGAAACGCCGTTTGGGGTGATGCACCATGCGCTTCTGAACTGGACGCAAAGTGCCGATACGCTGCTTGTCACCCACCCGGAGGTCGAGCCGATGCGCCTGACCCGCAAAGGATCAGACGACGGGGCGGGGACGTGGGAGCTGACCAACTGGGCGTGGCACGAAACGGCGGTGAAGCGGTTTCAGCCATACTATAAATTCGGTGATCCTGCGGTCAGCATCACACTATCGGGCACCAGTGGCACGGTCAGCATCACCGCCAGTTCGGCCCTTTTTGAGGCCGGGCATGTCGGCACGCGCTGGCGCATTCAGGGGATCGAGGGGCAGATTGCCGGGGTTTCGAGTGCGACTGAGGCAACCATTACCTTGAAAGAGGCGCTGCCCGATGCCACCACGACACAGGATTTTGAGGAACAGGTTTTTTCGCCGGTTCGCGGCTGGCCGCGCAGCGTGACGTTTCATCAGGACCGGATGGTGATTGGCGGATCGCGGGATTTGCCCAACCGGTTGTGGATGTCGAAATCGGGGGATCTGTTCAATTTCGATCTGGGCGAGGGGCTGGATGACGAGGCGATTGAGTTTGCCCTGCTGGCCGATCAGGTCAACGCGATTACCGGCATTTTCGCCGGTCGGCATTTGCAGGTTTTCACCAGCGGATCGGAATGGATGGTGACGGGGGAGCCATTGACCCCGGCCAATATCCAGGTCACGCGCCAGACCCGGATTGGCAGCCGGGCGGACCGGACGGTGCCGTTGGTCAATGTTGACGGCGCAACGATCTTTGCCGCGCGCAGCGGCCGGGAATTGCGCGAATTTCTGTTTACCGATGTCGAGCAGGCCTATGGGGCGGCGGATTTGGCATTGTTATCGCGGCATCTGGTGCAGGGCCCGGTTGATCAGGCATTTGATGCCGATCACCGGCTTTTGCATGTGGTGATGGGCGATGGCAGCCTTGGGACGCTGACGCTTTATCGCAGCGAGGCTATCACCGCCTGGTCGGCGCAAAGTGTTGAGGGTGCTGCATTTCGCGCCGTCGCGGTGGCGGGCGGGCAGGTTTACCTTTGCCTTGAGAGGGACGGGCAATTTTACCTTGGCCGGTTTGATGACGCCTGCGGGCTTGATCTTTCGATCACGGCACAACTGGCCGATGGGGAAAGCCCGCGCCGCCATTGGGGCGGACTGGGTGATCTGGAAAATGTCACGCTGGCCGTGTGGGCCGATGGGTGGCTTTATCGCGATCTCACGGTTTCGGGCGGCACGGTCAGCCTTCCGGAAAACGTTTCAAAGATCGTGGCCGGATTGCCGTTTACCCACGAAATTGCCGCCCTGCCACCGGCCGGATCGGATGGCACACGGGCACATGGGGGCAATGCGTTGCGGCTTGTGTCGATGACGTTCCGGGTGCAGCAGACCGAACAATTGCGTGTTGATACCGGGCGGGGATTGCGCGATGTCGCACTTGGTCGGGGAAGGAGCGAAGACGCGGCCTATAGCGGTGATGTCAGTTTGCGGGCCCTTGGCTGGCGGCGCGGCAGTGCCGGGCGGGACAATGATGGATTATGGCGGATCGCCGGGGATTTTCCCCGGCCTTTTTTATTGCTGGGGGTCGCCAGCGAATTGGGGGTGAATGACTGATGGGCGCGTTTGCATCCTATGCACCAATGGCACTTTCTGCCCTGCAAACCGGGCAGCAGATTTCATCAAACCGGGCGGATCAGAAAAGCCGCGTGGCAGAGACCGAAGCCAACCGGCAGGCCGATATTGCCAGCATCAATGCAAGCGAAGCCGCGCGTGATCGAGAGCGGGCCGAGGAATTGCGCATCCGGCAGGCACGGCTTCGCGCCCGGCAGGGGGCGGCGGGACTGCAAAGCGGGGCGGCGGGATCGGCCAGTGCGGTTCTGGCCGGGCTTGCGAAGCAGGCGTTATCGGAAACGCAGGCCGATGCCGATGCGGCGGCGCGCAGACGGGCGGAGGTCAACCGGCAGGCAAGTTGGCGTGAAACATCACTTTTGCGGTCGTCACAGGATGACACGGTAGCCCGGCTGAATGCGTGGTTTGCCCGGCGGGATGGGTGGTGAGGGCAGCGGGGGTGGCGGCAGATATTGAGTGTGCAGCACTGTTTACTGGATTCCCGCGTGCGCGGGAATGACGGTTTTGGGGTAGGGCCTTTCCGCCCTTTCGTTACTCCCGCGAAAGCGGGAGTCCATCGGGCTTGCGGGTTCGGTGGCTGGTTTTGAGGATGCGGCGCGGCTGACTGGATTCCCGCCTTCGCGGGAATGACGAGGTTTTGGGGTAGGGCCTTGCCACCTGTTCGTCACTCCCGCGGAGGCGGGAGTCCAGGGCGGCGGGTTCGATTTCGGGTTTTTGGGGGGATGAGATGGGCGTGGTATTCAAGGCTGCTGGCGGGGCGGGTGTCGGCTTTGCTGGCGACGGGGAACGCACGGTTTTTCCGTTTCAGTTTGCGGTTTTTGGCAGTGATGATGTGGAGGTGCGTGTTGATGGAAAGCCGGTCACGACCGGGTTTCGTGTGGCGCTAAATGGCGGTGAAGAAGCGCCCGGTGGAGAGGTGATTTTTGAGGTCGCGCCATCGCTGGAGGCCGCGATTTCGATCCGGCGGTATTTGCGGTTACGGCGGCTGAGCGCCTATGGCAGTGCGACGTCGCCACGCGGCGATGCGGTGGATCGGGATCTGGATTATCTGACCGCCGCCCTTGGCGATATAGATCGGGCGATGGTGGGTAGTTTGCGGCTTGATCCCGCCGATCAGGACAAGGGTGACCTGGCATTGCCGCGGATGGTGCCCGGCCGGGCCCTGGTGTGGAACGATCAGGGCGATGGGCTGGCGAACGGGCCGGATGCGGGCGAGATTGCAGCGGCGGGGCAGCATGGCGAGATGGCGCAGGATGCGGCGAACCGGGCCGAGGCCGCCGGAACGCGGGCCGAAACCGCGCTTGCGGGATTTCAGAAGCAATTGGCGGGGGCGGCGTTTGACCTTGATCTGCGGGCCCAAAACGTAACGCTTTGGCAGGATGAACGCCGTATGCCGGTGGTGGATGCGCCGGGTGACCGGATCATGGATATCCGTGAGACGGGGGCGCTGGTGCGGTTATCGAATGGCGGGCGGTTGAGCCTTCCGGGGGTGAGTGCCGCGCGCAATGGGGTGCGATACCGCGTGGTCAATGGCGATGGCACGATGGTCGATGTCTCGGCGGCCAACGGGGATCAGATTGTGCCGCTGGATGGCGGGGTCGTGTGCAGTGTTCATGTCCTGCCGATCCGGGGGGATTGCGTTGATCTGATCTGTGATGGGACGCGGTGGTTTGCGGCATCGATCCGCGAGGGCGGGCCGGTGGTGAAGCTTTTGCGGACCAATGCGCTGGATATTCCGGCGGGTGGTTATTTCATCGTTGAATGGGATCAGGTGGCGGAGGACAGCCACGGGCTTTATGACGCCGCCCTGCATGGGGTCGGGAGCCTTCCGCCCGGTTTTTACCATGTCGATGCCGGGGTGAATTTTGCCATCGGGGAGATGGCGGTGGCGGTCAGTGCCTATGTCGAACGGCAGGGTGCCGGCGGCTGGAGCACGCATTTGCAGGCGTCCGATATTGTCGGGTCGGGCAGCAATGCGACGCAGAGTGTGCGGGTGAGTGGCATCGCCCGGATCGGGATTGGGAGCGATAATGCGCTTCGGCTGCGGGTGCGCCATTCGGATACGATTACGCGCCAGATTGCTGCGGGGGCGGTGATGAGCTGGTTTCATCTGCATCGGATTGGCGGGTAGGTTTTGAAGGTGTGGCGCGGTGGCTGGTTGTGAGGCTGCGGCACGAAGGACTGGATTCCCGCTTTCGCGGGAATGACGGTTTATTGGGATCAGGCTTTTCCGCATTTTCGTCACTCCCGCGCAGGCGGGAGACCATCGGGCGGCGGGCTCTGTGATCCAAACGATATTTCATTATTCAGGGACGGAGAATGCAAAATGGGCATGCGATATGCGCCATTGGAAAGCTGCCTGCGCGTGATGCGGGGCAGCCCGAAAATCCTGCACGGGACGGACGGGATTTTGCACGAAATTGGCGTGGATATTCCCGGCCATGATCATGATGCGCTGGGCCGGGCCAAGGGGCTTTTGATCGAGGGTGCCGCGAGCAATCTGCTGCGCTATTCAGCCGATTTTGCCAATCCGCTTTGGGAAAAGGATGCGGGGGTGGTTGTGGCAACGTCTGCGGTTGCGGCCCCGGATGGGAGTATCACGGCCACACGGCTTGACCTTCCGGGCGGCACGGCGGGGCTTTATCAGCGGGTCGATGACCTGATCGCGGAGGAGGTTTACAGCTTTGGCGTCTGGGCGCGGGCGGTGTCTGGCACGGCCGAGATTACGCTGGGCGGGGTGAATGGGGCTTCAAACCATGCGGTGAACCTTGATGAAAGCTGGCAACGGGTGGGCTTTGCGGAGGTTGCATCGGGCACGAGCCGATACCCAAAAATCAGCACCGGGATTTCGGGCAATCCGGCATCGATCCTGATCTGGAATGCGCAGCTTGAGGCCGGGCCGGTTTTGACCAGCGACATGATCAGCAAGGGTATTCCCGCCGCACGGGCCATGGATGATGTGATGCTTGATCCGGGCGACTGGTTCCGGGCCGGGACCGGGCGGGGGACGTTTGTTTTTGATCTGGAATTGCCAGCGGCCTGGGATGGGATTTGGCGGATCGTGCAGATGCATTCGGGGAACCTTAACGATGATCATCTTGATCTTGGTTATGACAGTGCGGCGGATCAGTTGCGGATTTCATTACGCAAGGGGGGCATGCCGATCCTGAGCCTGTCGCTTTATGGCGGGCTTGTGCCGGGCGCGCGCACGCGGATCGTGCTGGCGTGGGCGGATGATGGGGTGGCGGTCGCCAAGGACGGGGCGGTTTTGAAATCGCCCGGTGGCTTTGCCATGCCGCGCAGTTTCAACACGATCCGGCTGGGGAGTTATGCCGGGCAAAGCGGGGCGTTAAACGGGCATTTGCGCGGGGTTTCCTATTGGCCGGAACGGCTGGGCGATGATCGGTTGATTGCCCTTTCGGAAAATTCGGGAAATTAACCCCATGGAAGCCAAATCGGAAACGGAGGACAGGATGGAGGAACTTGAGACGGTGCGGGCGGAGTTTTTGCAAAGCCTGCCCGGTGATATCAACCGTGCACGCAATGCCTATCGCCGGATGGCGCAGGCCGCAGCCCTCAAGATGGATGCCAAAAGCTTTGCCGCCCATCAAACGGCGTGCAAGGCGGGGCTTTCGCATCTTGAAGGATTGATCAAACTGCTGCGCTGGGCGTCCGGCCCGGATGGGGCGGAGAATGACAAGGCAAAATCGCCTGCGGTGGAGGAGGCGGAGATCAGGAAGCTGATTGCCGAGGCACGGGGGGCGTTGGCGGGGAGTGAGGGTTAGAGAATATCGCTGCGTATTCTGACGCATATGCTCTTTTAAGTAGTGATTTCGAATGTAAAAGGCGTCAAATTACTCCTTTGGGGAGAGTAGTGATGGCGTTTGTTCTATGATCGGATTTCTTTGGGAGACATTCAAGATCAAGTGTCTTGGCGGATTGCGCGAGGAGGTGGCGCGCGAAGTAAGGAGGCACTTGCGCACAAATTCGGCAATCAGGAATGTTCCCCAGCCTTTCGGATATCGGATGCTCAAGAGGTTTTACGGGAAGGGCGGGTTGCTTTCATTCCTGCTGCGTTACGCAGGTTTATACGCGATCATTATGTTGGGATGTGCCGCAATCGTAAGCCTGTTTCCGAATTGGGTGCCAAAGTCTGGTCTGAATAGTGACAGGTTGCCTGATGTTCAAAATGTGACCAGCTATTTTCTAGCGGCGCAGGCCGTTATGATCGGTTTGCTTTTTCCGGTCGCACTTGGCGTGATTTCTTTGATCACTCAGCGTGAAGATGCTTCAAGCACGGTATCTGATCTACAAGTCTATTATAGTGAATCTTTTGCTTTTGGTGTGGGAGCTAGCGGTATTGCCCTATCTATCGTGCTCGCAATTCACGTTTTCTGGCCTGCTGGTTATGTCCTTGAATATCTGGGGTTTAGCGACGCAGGAACGTATTTTGAAGTCGTTCTTCTAATCGCGCATCTTCTTTGGTTGTTGGTCAATTTTGCAGCGCTTTGGTACTTTTTAGTTACCAGTCTTAGCTTCATGAGACCGGCACAAAGAGCATTAATGCGTCGTCGCTATGCAGCTTTAACGGCGATACCCGATTACCTTACGGTCCACTTGCTAAATCATCGATACATAGTCCGCTTAGCAGCGGAGATTGCCAAAAAAGTTGGGTGGGACAAGGCAAAAACTGCCCTTTTGTTTGGGGGAAGGCTTGAGCGTGGAGAAGTTGAGCTAAACAACAAAGCATTGTCAGGGCAGGTTCTGAGCAATGTATGGCAAAAGCCACTAATGTGGGTGATTAGGCGGTGGCTTAAGCGATGTAATAAGGTCGAAGGGGCGGTTGGTTCTCAACCGGATTTGGACTTTTGTCCTGATTTTCGAAGGCCGCTATCAGATGATGGAATAATATGCCGCCGGATTGGCGGTATTCCGTTGGATAAAATAGAACGCTTTGTCGTCGGTCAAAGCTTCAGATTCAAGGCGAAGAAACCATGA